GAATATCAAGGAGACGAAAAGGAATATAATCCTAGCTGGTCACAGAGCAGTTGAGGAACTTATAAAAGTTGCTAATGAAAAAATAGTTGATTCTGGTGATGATATCACTGCTGATCGATTAAAAAATGCAGCAGCAACAAAGAAACTCGCAATATTTGACGCTTTTGAAATCTTATCAAGGATCGAAGAAGAAGAAAGAATACTAGACAATAAGCCAAAAGAAAATGTTAAAGAAGCTTTTAAGGGTTTCGCGGAGAGCAGATCTAAATGATGTATGAACAAAGTTTAGTCAAAACCGTAGAGCCGTTAAAGCTAACCACAGTGCACAGACTTAATAAAAGTAAGCATTGGGAATATGGTTACAACAAAGAATACGATATTGTAGTCGTTAGCAAAACAGGGCAAATAGGAGAAATTATAGAAATTCAAGGATTTCAAATAGCTTTACCTCCTGTGCCTAAAGACCTTAAGAAAAGCGATAATAAATGGGTTATTGCGGAATATCCAAAGGAGCTTAAAAATGTTAAAACTATATTTGATTGGAAAGCATATCCAGAAGAATTCAAATCAAAATGGGGAAGCTATATAGATGAAGAGTTTAAAAGAAGAGAAGAGGGTTATTGGTTTTATAATAAAGACGTTCCTACTTATATTTCTGGGACTCACTACATGTACTTGCAGTGGAGCAAAATTGATGTCGGCAACCCTGATTATAGAGAAGCCAATAGACTCTTCTTTTTATTTTGGGAAGCATGTAAGTCAGATACAAGATGTTACGGAATGTGTTATCTTAAAAACAGACGTAGCGGATTCTCATTCATGGCATCAGGCGAAACAGTTAATCAAGCTACCATATCAGGGGACGCAAGATTCGGTATTCTATCTAAATCAGGTAGTGATGCTAAAAAAATGTTTACCGACAAGGTTGTGCCAATCTCTCTTAACTACCCGTTTTTCTTCAAACCCATACAAGATGGTATGGATAGACCGAAAACTGAACTGGCATATAGGGTTCCTGCTTCTAAGTTAACAAGAAAAGGCATACAGGCTAATGAGATCCGAGAAGAACTTGAAGGTCTTGATACAACTATTGATTGGAAAAACACAGGAGATAACTCTTATGATGGTGAAAAGCTAAAGCTTTTAGTGCACGACGAAAGTGGTAAGTGGGAAAGACCAGACAATATATTAAACAACTGGAGAGTAACTAAAACTTGTTTACGTTTAGGTAGCCGAATTATCGGGAAGTGTTTAATGGGCTCTACATCGAATTCATTAGACAAAGGTGGTGAAAACTTTAAAAAGTTATACAACGATTCTGACGTAACAAAAAGAAATAACAATGGTCAAACAAAGTCTGGATTGTACAGCTTGTTTATACCCATGGAATGGAATTATGAAGGTTTTATAGATGAACACGGACAACCAGTGTTCACAACGCCATCTGAAGATGTTTTAAGCCCCTTTGGTGACGTTATTGATGTTGGGGTTATAGATTACTGGAATAACGAAGTCGAAGGTCTTAAACAAGACCAGGACGCTTTAAACGAATATTACAGACAATTCCCGCGTACAACTGAGCACGCATTTAGAGACGAGACTAAAAATAGTATATTTAATCTCGCTAAAATCTATGAACAGATTGATTATAACGAAGACTTGCGTAATACTAATGTTATAACTCAAGGCAATTTTCAATGGTCATTAGGTATAAAAGACACAAAAGTAGAGTTTATACCTAGTCCACAAGGGCGTTTTAAGATCTCATGGGTCCCAAACGCTGAAGTACAGAATAGACAAACCACAAAGAATGGTATTAAACACCCAGGAAATGAACATATGGGTGCATTTGGATGTGATAGTTACGATATTTCAGGAACGACAGACGGCAAAGGTTCCAAAGGAGCGCTTCATGGACTGACAAAATTCAGCATGGAAGATGCTCCGCCTAGTACATTCTTTTTAGAATACATAGCTAGGCCTCAAACTGCAGAGATATTTTTTGAAGACGTGCTTATGGCATGTGTTTTCTACGGGATGCCAATACTTGCTGAGAATAACAAACCTAGATTGCTTTACTATTTTAAACGTAGAGGCTATAGGGGTTATTCAATGAACCGACCTGACAGATTGTGGAATAAACTTTCTGTAACTGAAAGAGAAATAGGTGGAATACCTAACTCGAGTGAAGACATCAAGCAAGCACACGCTGCTGCTATAGAGATGTATATTGATAAGCATGTAGGAATGAATATAGAAGGAGTGCATGGTAACATGTATTTTAACGAGACGTTGAATGATTGGTCTAAGTTTGATATAAACAATAGAACAAAATATGATGCGGCTATTAGTTCTGGGCTAGCTATAATGGCTTGCCACAAAGATATGTATCGACCCAAAGCAGCATTTCAAAAAACGAAATTAAATCTCAAAGTTGCTAGATTTGAGCAACAAGGGGAATTATCGAAAATAATAAAATAACCATATGGCTAGTACAGTTGTAAATAGTTTTTTCCCTAGCCAAGTAGCTAGTGACCAAGAGAAAATGTCAGATGATTACGGACTTAAAGTCGGGCGAGCCATTCAAGATGAATGGTTTAGCAGCAATTCTGGTAATTCTAGGTTTCGTAGTAATCAAAGTACTTTTCATAATTTAAGGCTATATGCCAGGGGCGAACAAAGCATACAAAAATATAAAGATGAAATGTCTATTAATGGCGATTTGTCTTATCTTAATTTAGATTGGAAGCCTGTGCCTATACTTTCTAAATTTGTAGACATTGTAGTTAACGGGATAGCAGATAGAGCATTTGATATTAAAGCATATTCACAAGATCCTTACGGCATTAGTAAGCGTACTAAATACATGGATTCAATTATTCGTGATATGCAAACTAAAGAGCTTAATGAATATGCTCAAGAAGCATTTGGCGTTAATCTTTTTGAAAACGAACAAGATAAATTACCTGATTCACAAGAAGAATTAGAATTGCACATGCAATTAACCTACAAGCAAGGAATTGAAATTGCTGAAGAAATTGCTATTAATACTTTGTTAGACGGTAACAAATATGATCTTACAAAGAAACGTACTTGTTATGATTTAACAACCATAGGCATAGCTGCTGTTAAAAATAACTTTAGCGAATCAGAAGGTGTTACAGTAGATTATGTAGATCCTGTGAATATGATATACTCTTATACAGAATCTCCGTATTTTGACGACATATATTATGTAGGCGAAGTAAAATGGGTTCCTTTAAATGAGCTCAAAAAACAATTCCCATATCTTACCGAAGATCAAATGTCTACAATACAATCTCAAGGTCAGCAAACTTATGGTGGCGTATATGATCAAGCATTAGGAGCTTACGATCAAAGAGATAATAATACAGTTCAAATTCTTTATTATAATTATAAAACCTATATGAACGAGGTTTATAAAGTTAAAGAAACAGCAACAGGAGCTACTAAAGTAATTGTAAGAGATGATCAATTTGATCCACCTGTTGAAAACTTTGAAGCTGAGTATGGCAAAATGTCGCGTTCGCTTGAGGTTTTGTACGAAGGTGTTCTTGTATTAGGCACAAACATTTTACTTAAATGGGGAATGGCTGAAAATATGATGCGGCCTAAGAGCGATTATACTAAAGTTAAAATGAACTATAGTATTACCGCACCTAGAATGTATAAAGGTCGTATAGAATCAATTGTAAGTCGTTGTACTGGGTTTGCTGATATGATACAGCTAACGCATTTAAAAATGCAACAAGTGTTGCAGAGAATGATGCCAGATGGTGTTTATCTTGATGCGGATGGTTTAGCTGAAATTGATTTAGGTAATGGAACAAACTATAATCCTCAAGAGGCATTAAACATGTTCTTCCAAACAGGTTCTGTTATTGGTAGATCGTTTACGCAAGAAGGTGATATGAATCCAGGTAAAATACCTATTCAACCTTTGCAGACAGGTGCAGGTGGCCAAAAGCTCCAAACACTTATACAAACGTATAACTACTATCTGCAAATGATACGTGATGTCACGGGTCTTAATGAAGCGCGTGATGCGTCTACACCAGATTCAAGAGCATTAGTAGGTGTGCAAAAATTAGCAGCAGCTAATTCAAACACAGCTACAAGACATATATTAGATTCAGGATTATTTTTAACTTCTGAAACTGCCGAAAGCTTATCGCTGCGTATATCCGACATTATAGAATATAGCCCAGCTAGAGAAGCATTTATACAAAAGATAGGCGGATTTAACGTTGGTATACTAGAAGAGCTTACAGATTTGCATTTGCACGACTTTGGCATTTCAATAACGCTAATGCCTGACGAAGAAGAAAAAGCAATGCTAGAAAACAATATTCAAACTGCATTGTCTGCAGGTTTGATAGATCTTTCAGATGCTATTGACATTCGTGAAGTTAGAAATCTTAAGTTAGCTAATCAGTTATTAAAATTAAGACGCAAGCGCAAACAAGAACAAGATCAATTAATGCAGCAACAGAATATGCAAGCACAAGCGCAGGCTAATATGCAAGCGCAACAAATGGCTGCTCAAACTGAAATGCAAAAAGATCAAGCTTTATTTCAAACTAAAGCACAACTAGAACAACTAAAAGGTCAAATAGATACACAAAAGATCCAGGTTGAAGTTGATGCTAAAAAGCAATTAATGGAATTAGAATTCCAATATAATATGCAGCTTAAAGGCATTGAAGTAGAAAATGCAAAACTTAAAGAAGGCGAAATTGAAGATCGTAAAGATCAAAGAACAAAATTACAAGCCACGCAACAAAGCGAAATGATTGCGCAAAGACAAAACGATTCCGCACCACTTAATTTTGAATCCGGAGGTAACGATATTATGGGGAGTGGCATGGGCTTAGGAAGCTTTAATCCTAGGTAATAATTAAAGAGTACTAATTTTATAATATTATATCATGAGCGAAGAAAAAGAACAAATACCTATGGAGGAGTTAAAACAATACTCTCCTAGCGTAAATGATGAAGGCGTAATACAAATAGATATGCGCAAATTTAACGAACAAGCTAATGCCGATACAATCGAAGAAACAGCAGACGTGGTTGCAAATCAACCAGCCGAATCTTTACAAGAAGTGGAAGCAGAAGTACCACAACAACGAGAGCCCGTTCAAAATGAAGAACCCGTTCAAGAAAATGTAGAATTCTTACAAGAAATTACAGAAGAAGAGGTTGAGGAAGTAGCCGAGCAATTACACGAAGATGTAGCCGAGGCCATTGAAGAATCAATTGATAAAGGAGTAGAGCTTCCGGAAAACTTTCAAAAAGTTGTAGACTTTATGGATGAAACAGGCGGTAGCTTAGAGGATTACGTTAAGCTAAATACAGATTATGCATCGTTAGACGAAAATTCTTTATTAAAAGAATACTATCAGCAAGCTAATCCGCTTTTAGATAGTGAAGATATAAGCTTTTTGTTAGAAGACAAGTTTTCGTATGATGAAGACATAGACGACGAAAGAGATATTAGACGTAAAAAACTAAATCGCAAACAAGAGATTTCTAAAGCTAAAAATCATCTTGACGATCTTAAATCTAAATATTATAGTGAAATTAAATCTGGGTCAAATTTGACTACAGAACAAAATAAAGCGGTAAGTTTCTTTAATCGCTATACAAAAGAAAGTGAAGAAGCAGCAAAAGTTACTGAAAGACAAACCAGTCGTTTTAAATCTGCTAGTGATAAAGTGTTTTCCGAAAGTTTTCAAGGATTTGATTACAATGTTGGTGACAAAAAGTATCGCTATAAGGTTAAAAATGCTGGGGAGGTTAAAGAAACCCAAGGAGACATTAATAATTTTATCAAGAAGTTCTTGAATAAAGATAACGAAATGTCAGATGCTAAGGGTTATCATAAATCTTTATTTACAGCAATGAATGCTGATTCAGTTGCACAACACTTTTATGAGCAAGGCAAAGCCGACGCCATGAAAGATAGCATGGCCAGAACAAAGAATGTTAATATGAACGCGAGAGGTGTTCATGAAAAAGTAACAACTTCAAATGGCACGACTATACGAGCAATTGATTCGGGAGAAAACTCTTCTAAACTTCGGATAAGAAAAAGAAAACAATAATAATCCATTTAAAAATAAAACAAAATGGCAAACGGAACATTCGCGACGGCACCAGCCACACTCGCAAACATGAACCACCTAACTCCACGTCCTGTAAAAGGATTGTTTGGTGACAATTACCTCTCTCTTGCAGAGATGGATTTTACACAACAATTTCTTCCTGAAGTATATGAGAAAGAAGTTGAGCGTTTTGGAAATCGCACAATTGGCGGATTCCTACGTATGGTAGGCGCTGAAATGCCTATGGCCTCTGATAGAGTTGTATGGTCTGAACAAGGACGTTTACACATTGCTTATGGCCCAGACAACGGAATCGTAACTGGTGCTGCTAACGGAGCAACTATTACAATTGCTCAAACTTTGGCATTGCCTTCTCTTATTGGACCAGGCATGACTCTTGTTGTTAATGTAGGCAACACTACTGTTAAAGCATTCGTTGTAAGCGTTGCTGCAACATCAAATACTGTTCAAACAGTTACTCTTTCAGTATATAATGGTGTCGCCGCTGGCGGTGGTGCTGCAACTACTGGTGTATTTTTACCTACTGCTTTCCGTGGTTCAGCTTTAATAAACATTTTTGTTTATGGTTCTGAATATGGAAAAGGTTCTTTAGACGGTGGTAACTCTGTAGATGCTCCATTCACTCAGTTTAACAACAAGCCAATTATTCTTCGTGATAAGTATGAAGTAAATGGTTCTGATGTTGCACAGATTGGTTGGGTTGAAGTTACAACTGAAATGGGAACTGGTGGTTACATGTGGTATTTGAAGTCTGAGCATGAGTCTCGTCTTCGCTTTGATGACTATCTTGAAATGTCAATGGTTGAAGCTGAAAAAGCTAACACTGCTGCTGGCGTTGTAGATGCTGCTGGAGCTATACTAGAAGGTACTGAAGGTTTATTCGCTGCACTAGAAGATCGTGGATTGGTATTTAACAATTCTGATTTCGGTGTTAACGGAATTAGTGACTTTGATATCATTCTTCAAGAACTAGATAAGCAGGGAGCAATTGAAGAGAACATGATGTTCTTAGATCGCGCAACTTCTTTAGGTATTGATAACATGCTTGCTGCTCAGAACTCTTACGGAGCTGGTGGTACTTCTTTCGGTGTATTTAACAACGAAGAGGATATGGCATTGAACTTAGGATTCTCTGGATTCCGTAGAGGTTCGTATGACTTTTACAAGACTGATTGGAAATACTTGAATGATTCTACAACTCGTGGATCTATCGGTGACATCGAAGGTGTTATCGTACCAGCAGGTACTTCAACAGTTTATGATCAATCATTAGGCCAGAATATTTCTCGTCCTTTCTTGCATATCCGTTATCGTGCTTCTGAAGCTGATGACCGTCGCATGAAGTCGTGGATCACTGGTTCTGTTGGAGGTAACTACACTAGTTCTTCTGATACGATGACTGTGAATATGTTGTCTGAGCGTACTATCTGTACTCAAGCAGCTAACAACTTTGTATTGTTGAAGAAAACAGTATAAGTTTTTTAAGATATTCGCCCTCGTCTTAGGATGGGGGCGATTATTAACTTTATTATTTAATTATATTATATCATGGCAACAGCTAAAACAACAACTGCTAAAAAAGCAGCACCAACACCTGTAGAGCATACAATAGAAAAGCCTGCAGCTCCAATTAAAAAGAAAGATACTTGGGTTTATAAAGATAGATTGTATGAGTTAACCACGGGCAAAAAGCCTTTAGTGTTTACACTTCCTACAGTACATACTCAAAGATGTCCCTTATTATGGTTTGACGAAAAACTTGGTTATCAAAGAGAATTACGTTATGCTACAAATCAAAAAACACCATTCGTAGACGAACAAGAAGGAACGGCTACAATGGGACGCATTACATTCCGCGACGGATCATTACGCGTACCAAAAGAAAATGTAACTTTACAAAAGTTACTATCCCTATACCATCCTTATGTGTTAAATGGTACTATTACAGAATACAAGCCTGACGTTATTGCTAGCAATGATGTTGAATGGATTGAAATGGAATTAGAAGCAATGAACCTAGCTAAATCAATGGATATTGACGAAGCCGAAGCGGTGTTGCGTACAGAATTTGGATCAGAAGTATCTAAACTCTCTTCTAAGGAGCTTAAACGCGATTTACTTATATTTGCACGTCAAAGACCAAATCTATTCATAGACTTGGCTAATGATGATAACGTACATTTAAGAAACGTCGGTATTAAAGCAACTGAGATGGGATTATTAAAGCTGTCACATGATCAAAGAACATTCAGCTACGGTGAAACCGGACGCAAATTAATGACTGTTCCTTTTGATGAGCATCCATATTCAGCACTTTCAGCTTATTTCAAAACAGATGAAGGCATGGAGGTTTTACAAGCAATAGAAAAAAGAATATAAGTTACCTAAGTGGTGTGTGTCGATAAGGCATGCACCACTTTTAATAAATAAAAATTATGAGCGTTAGCGTAAACACTGTTTATCAACGGGTATTAGCCATACTCAACAAAGAACAAAGAGGGTATGTTACGCCTCAAGAATTTAATCTATTTGCCAATCAGGCGCAAATGGATTTGTTTGAGCAATACTTTTACGACATTAATCAGTTTGGTCGAATACAAGGTAATGACACGGAGTTCTCCGATATGCTCACCATACTCAACGAAAAAATAAATCCTTTTGAAGCGACTGTAACCATGGTAGCCAATGCTGCTAGTTATTTAAACGTTCCAGCTGCCGTGGGAGCCGTGAGTACAGACTTGTATCGTATAGGCACAATTATGTACACTAATATAGAAGTAGAGCGGATTAATCAAAACGAATTTTTATATGTAAACGCATCGCCTTTAACAAGGCCTACAGATAACAGACCTATATTTGTAGCAAGCAGCAATGGTTATAAGGTATATGGAGCTGATGTTGTAAGAGTGGCCGGTGCTGCAAAAACACAACTTATAACCGTAGGAGTTTCGTGTAACTATATTAAAAGACCTGCAGCTGCAGTATGGGGCTTTACTGTAGTTAATGGAGTAGCGCTTTACAATGTTGCTACCTCCACAGATTTCCCTTTACATGCATCAGAAGAAACTGAATTAGTTATTAAAATATTAGAATTTGCTAGTCTTTCTGTTAGAGACATGAACTTATACCAAGTAAGCAATCAAATGGAAGGTCAAAATACTCAACAAGAAAAATCTTAATACATGGCACTAATAGATCAAACTCAACAAGCGTATTATACACCGTGGGGGCTCAACTCAGATTACGGTGGTTATCAATTTACTTCTATTAAAGATGTAATTAATAATTTTATGGTTGCTTATGTTGGTGAAAACAAAATTATAAGCAAAATAAAAAGAACAGATGTAGCTTTTTATGCGCAAAGAGCTATAGCCGAATTTAGTTTTGATACTTTACCATCTGATAAAGCAATTGAAAACGAAGTAGGGCCTGCATTAATTATGATTTTGCCGCAAGATTATGTTAACTACGTAAGATTAAGCTGGACAGATTTGCAAGGTATAGAAAGAATTATATATCCTACACGCGATACAAGTAACCCTTTAAATTACAATCAAGATTCTGCTTTTGAATATACTTACGATAGTAATGGAGCCGTAGCATTAACAACTCCATCTACAACACTCGAAAGGTTTAATGCTAATTCACTACAACAGCTACCAAATCCAAATGGCAATAATTTGTCAAGCGGGGAATTAATTAATCTTTATAGATACGGACAAAGATACGGTCTAGACCCTGAGCATGCTCAAAGCAATGGTGTTTTTTATATAGATCAGTTAAAAGGTATTATTCACTTTAGCGCAGACATGGTTAACAGAACCGTTACTTTAAAGTATATTAGTGATGGCTTAGGTACTGAAGACGAAATGGTTGTGCATAAATTTGCTGAAGACGCTATATACAAATACATAGCTCATGCAGTACTTTCAACTAGGGCTAACACCCAAGAATATCTTGTACAAAGATATAAAAAAGAAATGTTTGCCGCTAAAAGAAATGCTAAGATACGTTTATCAAATCTTAAGCTAGGCGAGATTACACAGCTAATGAGAAATCAATCTAAGTGGATTAAATAATACAACATGGCTAAACTACAGCACACATTTGTCCAGGGGAAGATGAATAAAGATCTTGATGAAAGACTTATTCCTAATGGCCAATACAGAGACGCTTCAAATGTGCAAGTAAGCACTTCGGAAGGCGCAGATGTAGGGGCTGTTGAAAACATATTAGGCAATTCCCTTAAAAACATAAGAATTGACAGCGCAGGAACAACAACCTGGCCTATTGCTCCCAGCGGCTTCGGCTTAACAGGTACAACATGCATAGGCTCTGCTATAGATACTCAAAATGAAAAAATATATTGGTTTATTACAAGTACAACAGCTGATATAATTTTTGAATATGATCAAATTCTTAACGTAGTTAATCCTATTTTAGTAGACCCTACTGGTGCAATATTAAATTTTAATGCAAATAATTTTATAACAGGCATTAATATTTTTAATGGGCTGCTTTTTTGGACTGACGATTTAAATGAGCCTAGAGTAATTGATATAGCTACCTTTAAAACAGGATCTAATCAAGGCGGAATCTCACCTTTGTTTTCAGTCCCTACCACGGTATACGGAACCGCATTTGCAGCTTCGGATATTACGGTAATAAAGCTTAAACCAAAAACAGCACCTGCGTTTGCGGCTTTAGCTTCGCTAAGAGGTAATGGGTTAGGGGCTGGTACTGGAGTAACGCCTGTAACAACAATTAAAGATTTTACAGTATCAGTTGGCGGTGCTGATGTTCCTTTATTACCCGGAGATTCGGCTACTATAGTATGTAGCGCAACTCCTTTATGGCAAGCAGGTGATGTAGTAGTTTTACGAACCTTTCAAGTAAACGAACAAAACTTTAAAGAATATTTTGAAGTTAGAGCTACAGTTAATACAACCCCTACAACAACAACAGTTAATTTAACTATACTTTATGTAACTCTTTCTTTGACAGGCATAGATTATACTTGGGATTGTTTGTTAGAAGAAAAGGAACCTATGTTTAATCTTAGCATGCCTCGCTTTGGTTACAGATGGAAATATGTAAATAATGAATATTCTGCATATTCTCCTTTTACCGAAGCTGTGTTTGTTCCTGGTCCATATTCATATGACCCTTCAAATGCTTACAATAGGGGAATGGAAAACAATTTGCGTAGCTTAACTATAAACGGTATTGAACCATCTCCAAAAGGAGCTGTATCTATAGATATTTTATATAAAGATTCCGCGTCTTCAGCTATATATAGGGTAGATACAATACCAGCAACCGCTACTTCTTTAACTATAACATCGGAATTAATATATAGTATTTTGCCTTCTAATCAACTTCTTAGGCCTTATGACAACGTTCCTTTAAAAGCGAAAGCACAAGAAGTTATTGGTAATAGAATTGTATACGGTAATTACGTTCAAAACTTTGATATAGGCGAGGCTGTTGATATATCTGTTACTGCGCCATCTACAAATATTACAAAGCTATTAAGCCCTGAACAAACTATAAAATCACAAAGAGCTTATCAAATTGGATTAGTTTATTTAGACGCTTTTGGTCGTGAAACACCTGTGTTTACAAATGACGAAGCAACTATTATAATACCTAAATTAAACGCCCCTAAAGCAACCGTATTAAGCGCTAAAGCGGAACAAGCAGCACCATCATTTGCAAAATTTTATAAATTTTATGTAAAAGATATATCTAATGAATATTATAATTTAATACTTGATAGATATTACGATAGTGATGACGGTAATATATGGTTATCATTTCCTTCTGCAGAAAGAAACAAAGTTTCAATAGACGATTTTTTAATTCTTAAAAAACAACATAATTCAAATACTCCGGTAACAGATGATGCTAAATATAAAATAATAGACATAAGTAATGAAGCTCCGCCTTCCGTTAAAACTTTTAGAGAATTTTATACTAATTCTGTTGTAATCAAAGGAACAGCTGTTGCTGATCAATTTGTTCCCATTACTTCAGGTTTAAAAGAATTTAATTTCGATGGACCTACGTTAGCTGACAATCCTTTATTTTTTAATGCATTTAGTGATCCTACTGTTATATATATAAGATTTAGAAGATTTGCTAATAGCACGCCAAAGTTATCTCAATATTATCTATTAGATAGAGCTGGATTTTTAGGCTCAACTACAACTGCTTATAGCATGGCGCTTGCTGAACCTATTTCGGTTGCTGATAATTGGCTTAACGGCATTGGTACAGGGGGAAAATATACTATAGAAATTCACGTGGAAGAAGAATTTAATTCTCCCGCTTTTGAAGGTAAGTTTTTTGCTAAAATAAATAGAGATTCTGTATTTGAAGATAATGTTATATATAATTTTACTACTAATCCCGGCGATTTTGAAACAAGCGCATTATCACCTGATATTAGCGCTACAATACCAAACGCTCCTATTAACGGGAATCCAACGCCTTCTATACCTCAGCCAAACCAACCGCAAGAATGGTATGGCTGGGCGGAAAACGCAGCTGCACAACCTAGCCCTACATCTGCACAAGATTTTCAATATCCTACTATTGGTTTATTTAAGGTAGGATTTGGTATGGCTCCTTATTGGGAAACTGGAACAGGGCCAGGTAACAATGGGGCCGGATTAGGTACTGTAGGTACAAATTTTATTAATAAATTAATACCAGGAGCAACTATACAGTTTAAAGGTGCTAACGGTCTTTTCGATGGCGCTTTATACGAAGTTGCCACAGTTTCATTTAATACTTATGCAAATAGAGGCAGTGGTAATTTCGAGCCTTCTAGAACATTTACTTTTACATTAACTGAACCATTCAGTGATGTTAGCTCAAATTTTACTCAAATGAGAATAATGAAGCGTAAAAGAGCGCAATCTATTCTTTTTGATGAATTTACTAAAGTGCTTGGATCTCCTAATGGCGCAATATTCGAAACAGAACCTGCCGAAGCTATAGATTTAAATTTATATTACGAAGCAACAAACGCTTTGCCTATAGCAGGCATGAGTAATTTTGTAACTTTGCCTTACTTTAACGCATATTCTTTTGGCAATGGAGTTGAATCTAATCGTGTAAGAGACGACTACAATGCTACCGTTATTGGTAAAGGAACTAAAGTATCTACTGTATTAGAGGGGGATTACAAACAAGAAAGACGCAAAGCTGGCATGATATATGGTGGCATATTTAATAATACAAACGGCTTTAACGAAGTTAATCAATTTATAGCAGGCTTAAAAATTACAAAAGATTTAAATCCTGTTTATGGTAGCATACAGAAGTTGCATGCTAGAGACACCGATCTTATTGTTTTAATGGAAGACAAATGTTTTAGAATTTTAGCAGATAAAGATGCGTTATTTAACGCAGACGGAAGTTCTAATGTTGCTACTAGTAATCAAGTGCTTGGATCGATAACACCATATGTTGGTGAATTTGGTATATCTAAAAACCCGGAATCTTTTGCTTCTTTTGGATTTAGAACATACTTTGTTGATAAGGCAAGAGGTTCTGTTATGAGACTTTCGCGAGATGGTCTTACAAAAATATCTAGCAATGGTATGAGCGATTATTTTGTAGATAATCTTAAGTTAAACACTACCGGCGATATAATGGGATCATATGATTCAGACGCTGGTTCTTATAATGTGTGTATAAATGTGCCCGACGTTCGTACAAATCCAGGGCAAAACCCACCGGCTTTTTCAAATTCAACTGAATCTGTTGCTTTTAAAGAAAAAGTTAATGGCTGGACAACTACTATGTCTTACGCTCCTGAATCTGGCATTTCATTAAATAACGAGTATTATACTTTTAAAAATGGGGAAATTTGGGAACATTCAAACGAAACAAGATCAAACTTTTACAACACACAGTTCTCATCAACTGTCACACCTATTATTAATGATGCCCCGACAAGTGTTAAAAACTTTAAAACCCTCTCGTACGAAGGAACTGCTGGATGGCGGGCGGAAATAGAAACTGATCAGCAAGATGGTGCGGTAACGAACTGGCAAAAAAGAGAAGGATCTTTTTATAACTTTATAAAAGGTATAGCTTCAACTTGGGATTATAACACACAAAAAGGAACGTTAGATACACAAGAAACTTCCGTACAGGGCATTGGCACTATATTAACATTTGTTGATGCGGCAGGACAGTTTACAATTACAATTAAGGGTAGTATAAATGATTCTTTACAAATTATACCTAGTGACAAAATATATTATTTAAATGTTACAGATAACAAAATAGAAGAAGTAGGGGCATGTACCGCTATTGCAGGGCCTGTTCTTACTATTACGCCAATTGGAGCGTTAAACACTGATCCAAGTAATGGTGACTTTTTGTTCTTTGCAAAAGACAACGTTGTTAATACATCGGGTATAATAGGATATTTTGCAAAAACAAAAATGATAACAACGGATTCTACTAAAGAAGAGCTCTTTGCAGTTAGCTCAGAAGTCTTTATAAGCAGTGAATAACGTGTAATAATAACATATAACTAATTTAATATGGGAATAGTAAGCGGACTTAGCAATATAGCTGGGGGAATTATAGGGCATAAAAAAAGAAAAGCAGAACAAGCTACTGCACAAGGTGAGTATGATTCTAATATGCAAAATTTTAGAAACTTAGATACATCAAATCAGTTTGCTAACATGGAAAACACCATGGAAGATCTTACTGTAAACACCCAACAAGCAGACTTTGCCGCTCAACAGCAAAATCAAGGATTATCTAATATAATGGGATCTATGAACCAGTCAGCTGGTGGATCTGGAATTGCGGCACTTGCGCAATCTTTAGCTAATCAACAATCTCAAAATGCACAATCAGCTAGTGCAAGTATAGGAAGACAAGAGGCTGGTAATCAAGCCGCTGCCGCAAGGCAAGCTGGAGTGCTTCAGAATGCTGAGCGCCAAGGGCAAGTCGATGCAAACTTAATCGAGCGTGGACAAACAGAAACAGAATTAGGAATGTCTCAAGTTAGACTCGGCGCTGCTAATCAAGCCAGAACAGATGCTACGCAAAGTCTTATTAACGGAGTTGGTGAAGCCGGTGCAGGTATTGCACAAGCAGTAATACCAGGAGGCAACGCTAAAACAATTGGAAAATCATTATTGAATAATTTATAGCATGGCAAATGAAGCGCTAATAAAAGGTGAAGCCTTAGTAAGAAAAACACAGGGTTTTCAAAACACAGCCGCTAGCTTTGGAGCAGGCTTTGATAAAGGAGCAGATGCACGAAGAGAAAAAGTTGCTGCTGAAGAGAAAAAAGTAGCGGATATTCAAAACCGTGTGAATTCCAACATGTCTAATATGAAGACTGGCATGGATCTCACTGATCTTTCTGTAGAACAAAAGAAAGCAACAAAAAGTTTTTTATTAGAACGCCGTAATGAATACGCTGAGGCCGCTAACGCTATTGCTAAAATAGGCGATGCTACAGATCCTGACTATCAGTATTATGCTGATATTATGAATAATGTAAATAACTCTTTTGTTAATTTAAAATCTCAGCTTAATTCTTATAAAGAAAACAAAGTTCAATACGCTGCTGATATTCAAAAGCGCATATTCTCAGGTTCTAGCACTAATATGGTGCCTATTGAAGATTTTACTAGTATATATGGTTTAGATAAAGAAATTCCTGGAGCACCTATGTCTATTTCTGCAGATGGCAATTTAAATTTTAATAAAGATGGTCGCCAGTTAGTGTATAACGACATGGAGCCACCGGTTTTAAAAGATTATAAATTAGCTGATGTAATAACAGGAACTGCAAATAGCATATTTACAAAAGGATTAAGACTTAACAAAGAATCTAGAAATGCTTATAAAATAGATCTTAAAATGGCTTTAAGAGATCCCGCTGCATTAAAATCTATATTAAGCACTGATTTTTCTGAAGAAGGATTAGATTTTACAAGTATAACTTACAATCCTGATGACCTGCAAGGCACTGAAGATGCTTTAATAAATCAAATTATGAACGCTTGGGATGAAACAGCTAATCAAGGATATGCTGAAAAGCAAAGAATTCAAACTGCAAATAGAAAAAGTAGTTTTAATGCTGTTAGCTATTTAACTCCGGATAATATAAATTATCATACGCCAATAATAGGAAGAGGCGCTACAACCTTAGTTTGGGATGATAGTGCACTACCGCCTGGTTATGTACGAGAAGATGATAAAACTGGTTTACCTTTACCGGGCAAAGGGTATAGTATTAATGGAGGAGAAAGAGGGATTGGTATAACTAATCCAGCAACTTTACAAGGTTTAGCTAAATAATAAAATATAATATAATGTACGAAAAAGACGGACGTAAAGTATCATTAGCGCAAGCCACAACAGCTGCTAGCCGATTTAACCAAAGCGTTGAAGAGTGGGCGGCGGAAAAAGGATTTGTATTAATAAGCGAAGAGCCGGGAAAGACAAACGATCTTGCACCAACTGCAAATGCGGGATCAGGAACAATGACGGCCGATGGGGAATCCATTTTGGCCGATACTTCATTGGAGCAGTTAGAAAATCAACCACCTAAATCGTATTTAATAGAAGAAGGAGGCAATAGCACTAGAAAGGTAGTAGCGGAACGTAATCGTAATAAGTTTGTAGAATTTTTAGAATCTAAACCCCGCGGTTTTAATAGGCTTGATGGATTAGCTGATTTTAAAGGAGAATCTTTGCCGGAAGATCAAGTTATTGAGCCAACTAAAGAAGAAAGTTTTGCTATTGAAATAGAGGAAAATGATTTAGAATTAAATGCGCGCTACGCAAATACGTATTTTAATAAAAAAAATAATAATTCTTTTGTTAACACATATTATAATGTAGAAGATTTAGAAAATATAGGTGTTAATATAAATGATTTTCAAGGATATTTAAATAAAAATGAGTTTTCAAATGATTTTACAGAAGCTTTAGCAGACAATGCTTATACTTCAAAATTAATAGGAAATCAATCAAGCAAAGTACAAAATCAAAAAGATTTAGATGTAGCTAAAGAAAGAGTTTTAGCCATGCATTTAAATAACTATTTAGGAGAAACCGATAGTAATTTAAATAAATCAGATTTTTTAAATTCATATAATGCTAATCCAGATGTTTACAGCAAAGCCGAAAACTTTAAGGAGGCTTATGAAATATATTTAAAAGGCACTTGGTCAGGTGCTGGCGAATCACTTTATAATGAAATTGCAGAATTTGATTATGCTAAAAATAATTTTCCGGCTTTAGCGCAGCGTAGCAAAGAAATAGAAGATTTAACGCAAGCAGAAATTAATAAGCAATTAGAGCAAGGTAATACCTCTGGATTGTTAGATGCTATTCAACAAGCCGCTATAAGTGGGGTAGAAGCTTTTCCTAAAGCATTTTTGCAAGCTTCAATAATGGCGCAAGACTTATTAGGTATGGATGGCTACGCTACCCAGAGCAGAGCAGAATTAAAAGAACGTGAGCTTTTGGACATGAAAGGCGTTGGGGGATATGTGTACGCTAGCGGAAAAAGTCTTGTTATAGATGGTGTAAAATATTTAAAAAATAAAGAAGGTCAAATTTATAATGTAGACCAAGGGGTTGCTATTAATCAAGTTACTGATCTTTTAAAACTAGAAGAGATAAGCAAAAAAATAGACAAACAAGGTAAAAAAGATTACGATATAAGTGGCGCTGGATCGCTTATACAAGGCGGGGCAGTTGCTGGAGACGTACTTGCGCAAATGACTATTACGCGAGGTGTTGGTTTACTTAGGCGAGCAGCTTCAGCAAGTTATTTAGCAAAAGTTAACGGCTTTAAAAACGCAAAGCAGTTTAATAGATACATGGGCGCTGTTAATAAAAGAGGCATCGGAGTTAGAGGCAACAGAATAGGTATGAATCCTAAAAACATTCAAAATGCCGGAACTTTTGGTGTAAAGCTTCCTTTTAATGCTCAAGTTATGGATGCAACCATGTTCCAGTCTATGTATGGAGCCACTAATGGATATGAAGGCACTATAAGAGCGGCTAAAGATGCTGGTATGTCAAATGCGGAAGCTCATGAACTTGCTGGCCAAGCGGCTATTCAAATGAGTGTTTTATACGGTTCAACGGGATTTATGAACCCAAGATTGCCTGGAATGAATAAGCTAGATAATCTTATTGCTAAAAATGCTTTATTTAGCAAAGCTATTAAAAATTACAGATCTACTGGAGATGTAAAAAGTTTTTTAGAAACTATAACAGAATTTTCAAAGTCTTTAGCAAAATCAGCTAAAACTGGTATTGGAGAAGGACTAAAAGAACTTGTACAAGAAAATGTACAACAAGCCGGTGAAATGTTAATTGTTAATAAAAACATTAATGAGCTAGCAGGAGAGGAAATTTTAAATCAGACATATTCTAAAGACGATATTATAACTACTTCTATTTTATCGTTTGCAGTTGGAGGACTTGCCGGTGGCAATGTTCCTGGTATGCCAGCCTCTAAAAATCAAAAGCTGCAAAATTTATTTGCAGTGGGAAAAGATTTAAAAGGTGCAAAAACTAGATTTGATTATTTAGTAAACAATAATCGTTTAAAAAGAGAAGAAGCTAATGAAATTTTAAAGCAAGCAAAAGCGGTGCATAATATGGCACCAAAAATTGCAAGCTGGGTTTATGAAAGCGATGTTGATGTAGTGGATGTAGCTACAATTTTACAAAAAATGCAAATTGCGGAAGATCAAAAAAAGCGTATTGATCCTTCTA